AAACAAAGGTGAATGGAACAGTAGATTCTTGGATCAGTTATTCCAGTTTCCTGACCCTTTGACTCACGACGACTTAGTGGACGCATTGGCCTACACGGATCAGTTAGCTAAAGTTGCGTACCACTACGACTTTGAGATAGAGGACGAAGAAATACTGGACATAGTAGCAGGATATTAATATGGAATACATGGACGAAGAAAAAACCTTAATGAGCGAACAATCCGTAGAAGATTGGGTTATGGCTAAGTGTGAGACTTGGAGAGATCACTACGAAGCTAACTACGCTCAGAAGTTTGACGAATACTACAGACTTTGGAGAGGTATCTGGAACGCTGGAGACATGGAGCGTAAAAGCGAACGATCTAGAATTATTAGTCCTGCGTTACAACAGGCAGTAGAATCTAGCGTAGCTGAGATAGAAGAAGCTACTTTTGGCAGAGGCAGATTCTTTGACGTTACGGACGACATAGGTGACAGAGAAAGACAGGACATTTCCTTTCTTAGAAACAAATTACACGAAGACTTTGACAAAGCACAGATTAGAAAAGCAGTAGGTGAGTGCCTGATTAACTCAGCAGTTTACGGTACAGGCGTTGCTGAAGTAGTTTTAGAGGAAGTCAAAGAAATGGCTCCCGCTACACAACCAGTAATGGGTGGAGACTTACAGGCTGTAGGTGTTAACATTAAAGACAGGACTATGGTTAAACTACGTCCAGTTATGCCACAGAACTTCCTAATAGACCCCATAGCCACCAGCATAGACGACGCTTTGGGCGTAGCTGTGGATGAGTTTGTATCCAAGCATCTTGTGGAACAACTACAGGAAGAAGGAGTTTACAATCAAGTTTACGTAGGCCAAGCAGCCTCAGACTTTGAAATAGAACCAGACCACGACATAACAAGTTACGACGACGACAAAGTTAGGTTAACTAAGTACTACGGCCTAGTTCCTAGAGTTCTTTTGGAAGCAGCAAATGAACCACAGGAAGAAGACGTAGACTCAGATTTAACTATAGCCATAGAAGAAAACAAAGACACAGAAGACCAAAGCTATTACGTGGAAGCACTGGTAGTTATAGCTAACAACGGAATACTCCTAAAAGCGGAAGAAAACCCATACATGATGGGAGACAGGCCCATAGTAGCATTTCCTTGGGACGTAGTACCGTCAAGATTCTGGGGCAGAGGAGTTTGTGAAAAAGGCTACAACAGCCAGAAAGCTCTTGACACAGAGCTTAGAGCAAGGATTGACGCTCTTAGCCTAACTGTACACCCCATGATGGCTATGGACGCTACACGGCTTCCCAGAGGTTCTAGACCGGAAGTTAGACCCGGAAAGATTATTTTAACCAATGGAGATCCTAAGTCAGTACTACAGCCCTTTAACTTTGGTCAGGTTAGTCAAATTACTTTTGCACAGGCTGAAGCTTTACAGCGAATGGTACAGACTTCCACAGGAGCCATAGACTCCGCTGGTGTACAAGGGTCAGTTAATGGTGACGCTACTGCCGCAGGAATTAGTATGTCCTTGGGTGCAATTATTAAACGTCACAAGCGTACTTTAATTAACTTTCAGCAGTCCTTCTTAATACCTTTTGTAAAGAAAGCTGCTTGTCGTTACATGCAGTTTGACCCTGAAAACTACCCTGTAGCGGACTACAAGTTTAACGCTACGTCTTCTTTGGGCATTATTGCTAGAGAGTACGAAGTAACACAGCTAGTCCAGTTGTTACAAACTATGTCACAGGATTCACCTTTGTATCCTACGCTCATACAGTCAATTATTGACAACATGAACTTGGCTAATCGTGAGGAACTACAGGCTAAACTACAGCAAGCCATGCAGGAAGGACAACCTTCTCCGGAAGAGCAACAAATGCAAATGGCTGTACAACAAGCTCAGTTGGCTTTCCAAGAATCACAAACAGCAGCCCTACAAGGACAAGCTGCGGAATCTCAAGCTAGAGCAGGTAAAGCTATGATGGAAACACAGCTAGCACCTCAAGAACTTGAGATTGATAAAATTAAAGCCATAACCACCAACATTAAGGAAGGTGACGGTGACGACAGAGAATTTGAAAGAAGAATGAGAATAGCTCAGTCTTTGCTCAAAGAAAAAGAATTGGAACTTAAATTTCAACAACAACCATCTACAGCACAACAAGGAGTAGGCAATGGTAGTCAGCAAGCAGGAATTGATAGACCTAGTGGAGCAGATCAACAGCAAGTTCGACCAAATCTTCAAGAGGTTGGAGGACTTGGAGGAGTTTAATAAAAACTGTTCCTGTGGTAAAGTAAAAAGTACAGGTAGGAAAAAAGCAAATGCTTAAAAAACGAAAGAAAGAAAACCCCATTAGAAAAACAACAGGTCCGGGTGGTAACTACAGAAAAACTGAAGCTGGTGCAGGAATGACTGCAAGAGGAGTCAGAGCGCACAGAGCAGCTAACCCCGGATCTAAGTTAAAAACTGCCGTAACTGGTAAAGTTAAAAGAGGCAGCGCAGCAGCTAAAAGACGTAAATCTTTCTGTGCTAGGTCTAAAGGGTGGACAGGGGAACGTGGTAAAGCAGCTAGAAGAAGATGGAGATGTTAATGGCTAGAAGAGGTTTGTATTCTAATATTCATGCTAAACGCAAAAGAATTAAAGCGGGTTCAGGGGAAACCATGAGAAAACCCGGTTCTAAAGGTGCGCCTACTTCTAAGGCGTTTAAACAATCAGCTAAAACAGCTAAGAAAAGGAAGTAATTATGCCTACGGTTAACGGTAAAAAATATCCATACACAGTTGCAGGTAAAGCAGCAGCTAAAAAAGCAAAGCGTTCTCAGAACAAAAATTCTGGTATGCGTAAAAGAAGTCCCAGAGGACGTTAAAATTAAATGATTTTTGAGTCCATTGCAGCAGTTACAGCCGCTCTTAGTGCTGTTAATGGGCTTATTAATCAAGTCAAGGAGTCCGGTGGGCACATAAATTCTGTTTTAGACCGTATGCAAGCTATAAACAGTGGTATGCAACGGTTGGAAATAGAAAAACGTGAGTCATTAGTACAACCGTTAACTCCACAAGAGGCTATGAAGTTAGCTATGGCTAAAAGACAGATGGATAGATTTCACGAAGAACTCCGAAACATGGCAGTTCTTTCTAGAGATCATCAATCTTTTGTCGATGATTACTTTAGAGTAATAGCAGAATCTAAAGCTCAACATGAAGCATCAGTAAAAGCTATACTAGAAAAGAAAAAAGCTAGAAAACAGCTATTACATGATTTGTTTGTGTGGACTTCAGTAAGCGGCATAGGTTTAATTTTAGCTTTTATAATAATAGCTTTAGTTATTGCTATGTTTAAATAACAATTTAATAAAACACGTTCATCCTTAACAGGACGGAAGTAGGCATAATGCCGAAGGAACGCATTGATGAAGTTTATCAATCTAACCGGAGGTATATTATGACTCAGTACTACAGAGGCTTTAAAACTAACGACAATTCTACACAATTTTTAGGTATGAAATCTGGAATTTATCGTGGAGTAAAGTGGAATGAAGCAACAACATCAAAAAATAAAGACACTAAAAGAACTAAAAATACTAATACAACAACAAAAAAACAAAAAACATAACCAATAACTTGACATTTAACACAAAATGTGATATAATAACAAGGTATTCTTAACAATAAGGTAAAATACCAAAATGAACAAAGATTTAGAAGTATATTTTAATAATTATTTTGAAATGTTTAGAAGTGAAGGTTGGAAACAGCTTTTAAAAGACTTTCAACAAAATATTACAAATATAAATTCTGTCGAACAGACTACGGACGCTGATAACCTTCATTTTAGGAAGGGCCAGTTAGCTATTTTAGCTACCATAGTTAATTTAGAAATTCAAATGGACAATGCTAATAAAAACGCATTAGAAGAATCGGAAAACTCTTCAGATGAAGAATCCGAAGTAGAAACAAAATGAATAAGTTTGTTTTATATGATTTTAAATGCAGTAAAGGGCATGTCTTTGAAAAATTAGTTACTAATTCTACCCACACTACTAGGTGCAGTTGTGGATTAGAAGAAGCAAAGCGAATAATCTCTCCTATACGAAGCCAGTTGGAAGGCATAAGTGGGGATTTTCCTGACGCAGCAGACCGTTGGGTTAAGAATAGAGAATCGCACATCAAATATGAACGTAAAATGAGTTCATAGCCCTCCACAATACTATAAGGTACGGAGTTTAATAATGGCTAAAATTATAGATCAAGAGCGTCAGGAAACAGTTGAAGATACTATTCAAGAACCTGTACAGGAAGAGCTTACATTGGATCAGGCAGTTGTTAGTGAGGAACCACAACAACCACAACCTGACGAAGTTGAAGAACTTCCTGAAAAGTACAAGAATAAATCTGCACAGGAACTTGTCCAAATGCACCAAGAAGCTGAAAAGCTTTTGGGCAGACAAAGTTCTGAAGTAGGTGAATTACGCAAGGTAGTTGACGACTACATCCAGACACAACTCACAAAGGAAACAGCACCGACTCAAACAGTCGAAGAGGATGTAGATTTTTTTACTGACCCTGAAAAGGCAGTACAGAAAGCAATAGAGAATCATCCTAAGATTAAAGAAGCTGAAAACATTAATCAGGAATACAGGAAGACAACGGCTTTAAATCAATTAAAGACTCGTCATCCGGACATGGAACAAATACTCCAAGATCCAAAGTTTGCTGAATGGATTAAAGCTTCCAATATTAGGACTCAGTTGTTTGTCTCAGCGGACAAAGAGTATAACCATGAAGCTGCTGATGAGCTTTTTACTTTGTACAAAGAACGTCAGGAAGCGGTTACTCAGACTGCTGTGGCAGAGAAGCAGGACAGAAAACAGGCAATTAAGAGTGCTAGCACAGGCTCTGCCAGAGGTTCTTCCGAAGCTTCCCCAAAGAAAATTTACAGACGACAAGACATTATTAGACTTATGAAAAACGACCCTGATCGTTATGCGTCTTTGTCGGAAGAAATTCTACAAGCTTATAAGGAGAAAAGGGTCAGATAATAGTACTTAGGAGGTACTAACAATGACTGATTCAACATATCCTGCTACTGGTGGTTTTGTAGACAACACCAGCGCAGCAACCTTTATACCAGAAATATGGAGTGATGAAATTATCGCTGCATATCAGAAGAACCTAGTTCTTGCTCCTCTGGTTAAGAAAATGTCTATGTCAGGTAAAAAAGGGGATACTATCCATGTACCCAAGCCTGTCCGTGGTGACGCTCACGCGAAAGCAGAGAACACCGCAGTAACCGTTCAAAATGCAACTGAATCCGAAGTTCAGGTTTCAATTAACAAGCATTATGAATACTCCCGTCTTATTGAAGACATTACTGACGTACAGGCTCTGTCCTCCCTACGTCAATTCTACACGGAAGACGCTGGTTACGCCCTAGCAAAGCAAGTAGACTCTGATCTACATGGTTTGGCTACTGGCCTTGGTACTTCCGGTACTACAAGTACTACGTATCTAAACAATGGTGGTACTTTCTTTAACGATGCCTCAAGTGGTCTTACTGCTTATGACGATGACACAGTAGTTTCTGCGGACGTATTCGAAGACGACGCTTTCCGGGGCATTATCCAGAAGCTAGACGATCAGGACGTACCTATGGACAACAGATCATTTGTTGTTCCTCCAGTGTTGAGAAACACTATCATGGGTATCTCACGATACGTTAGTTCTGACTTCGTTAATAACTCTACGGTTGTTAACGGTAAGATTGGGCAGCTTTACGGTATTGACGTTTACGTTAGCAC